AAGCCATGATCGCAGATGATGCAGTTGGTGCAGATCAACTTGCAAACACAACAGTTACTGCAGGGACTTTTACAGCAGCAACAATTACTGTAGATGCTCAGGGAAGATTAACAGCGGCCTCGTCTGGATCCGCTGGTGTTGCAGGAACATACGTTTTGACTTTAGCTCAAAAAAGCGCGACTGGAACTTTTACTGCTAATGCTTCAACTACGAGATTACATGTATTCGGATGTGGAGGCGGAGGCGGATCAGGATCTGATTCTCCAAGACCAGCTATAAGTCCTGGTGGTACAGCTGCTTATGGAATGGCACAAATAACAGTTTCGAATCCATTCTCAGTTCCATTCAGAGCAGGTGCAAAGGGAACTTCCACAGGAGGCGGTTCAGTTAATGGAAATGCCGGACAAAGCAGTTTCATTGGATCACCGGCTGAATTCACGGCTGGAGGAGGTGGAGGGGGTATGTACCCTGGAACAGGAAACGCTGGGTCTTGCACTGTCGGACCAGCTGGAACTCTTTTTGCAAATTCAAGTCCAGGCAGTACAGTTGATGGTAATAGAGACTACCTTGTCGGATCGCCAAGTTCAAAAGGTAACGGTGCAGGTGGAAGCAAAAATTCTTCTGATGGCGGACCTGGATTTTTATTAGTATATGAAAATATAGGATCTTAAAATGGCATATGTAATATTTGATAAAGACAGTCCTGCAAACAATTTTGGATCAATAAGTTCAATAGCAATCGATGATGCAGCTTTAGAAAAAGTTTCACCATCAAACATAAGAGATGCAGATTTAGTTTGTACAATTACAGAAGAACAATATAATGGTTTAAGAATGAGCACTATGTTGGCAAAACATGATGGATCTGGAAATGTTATTGTAGAAAATTACACAATTAATAGTGAACACCCTGTGCCACCTTATAGTGAATCAGTGATTAAATCACAATTAGACACTTACACACAATCAATAAGAGAAGGCGTAAATGGTAAAGAGGATGAAGAGGATTGGCTATCATATGCTGACTCTGTTGATGCCATAGATTTAAGTGGCAATACGTCTAAGGATATGTGCACTGTTATAGAAAATGCTGGTTTAACTTTTAGATCCACTCTTCAATTACCTTTGAAATAAGTTTAAAATAGTATATATAGATCCTAATGCAGGACTATATTCAAATTCAGGATAACATCTTAGAACAAAAACATTTAACATGTCTGCTTAAATGGATAGATACTTTGAACTTTTCACCAGCAGAAATTCTAGAAAAAGGTGCAGGTAATGCAACAATTAATACTAAAACTAGAGATGTAAACAGTCACTTTATTTCTAGAATGAATGATAGTATGTCAGCAGTAACCTGGCATAATTTTTTAGAACATGTGTTTACAACACACATGCATAATTATATGAAAAAACATCCACAATTAGTTTTAAATAATTGGGAACCATTTGAAATATTAAAGTATGATAAAAATCATAAATTTGATTTACATGTGGATAGTGGCCCTAAAGTGCCTAGATCTATGAGTATTATCTTTATGTTGAATGATAATTATGAGGGTGGAGATTTAGTTTTTCAATGGAGAGAAGAAAAAATGATTGTTCCAAAAAAAGCAAATCAATTAATTTTTTTTCCAAGTTCTTTCTGTTATGCACACATGGTTCAACCAATTAAATCAGGAACAAGGTATTCTATAGTAACATGGGCATTATAAGAAAAGATTTTAGGTTTAAAGTAATTAAAAATTTGCTAACAAAAGAGGAAGTATCTTTAGCACACGATTATTGCAGGATTAGAAATAGATTAAATGTTAAAGAATTTGAAGGTGCTTTAAGTAATCATCCAGACACATCAATTTACGCAGATCCATTTACAGAATCTTTGATGCTTAATAAACGAGAAATAATGGAAGAAAATACGGGGTTAGAATTATTACCAACATATTCTTACTGGCGTATGTACACTTATGGTTCATGTCTGTATCCACACAAAGATAGAGATGCTTGTGAAATTTCTGTTACAATATCCATAGGATCTAGTTCAGATAAACCATGGCCCATATACATAGGTGATAAAGCTGTTAATTTAGATCATGGTGACGGTGTAATTTATTTAGGTATTGAAGACCAGCATTCAAGAAAAGATTTAGATTCTGATTATCATGCACAATGTTTCTTACATTACGTTGATAAAAATGGACCAAACAAATCGCTTGTAAAAGATAAAAGAGCACTATATGGTATGCCTTATCATGGAAATTAATCAAAGAGAAGACGGCAGTATAGAACTTAAGTTAACAGACGAGGAAATAACAATAATGAAAAAAAACGATAATACTTTTCATATTGATGCTGATAAAACAAAAGGTTGTTTGGATTTAATAATGTTGTATTGCTGGAGAATATTTGATGGGTTACCAGAAGAAACTAAAAAAAAGATGCAATACGGGCCTCCCCCTGAAATATATAAGCCTAAGACCTGACCCTTACCACGGTGTAATTTTTTGATATAATACTTTTATGCCTTTGAGAAACATTGAAATAAGACCTGGTTTTAATAAACAAGTTACAGAAGTTGGTGCAGAAGGACAATGGACTGATGGAGACTTTGTAAGATTTAGATATGGTTTACCTGAAAAAATAGGTGGTTGGGAGCAACTTACTACATCAACATTGGTCGGTAACGCTAGAGCTCAACACGTATGGGCAGATTTAGATGGAAGAGCTTATTCTGCAATAGGCACACATAAAGGTCTTTTTGTTTATTATGGTGATGCCTTTTATGATATTACTCCGTTAGATAGTGCTAAAACTGGAGCTACGTTTACCATAGCCTCTACTAGCGCACCTCAGACAATAACTGTTAATTTAAATGCGCATGGTTTAGTAGCTGGTGATTTGTTTACATTCACATCTGTAACTGTTCCAACAGGATCTGGGTATGCCACAAGTGTTTTTGAAGACAACCCGTTTCAAGTTCTAACTGCAACATCAAATAGTTTTACTATAGAAGTAGCAGCTGCTGCATCAGGCGTAACAACGGCTACCGGAGCAGCGACCGTAAATCCTTATGCAGGTTTTGGACCGTTAACACAAACTTTTGGGTTTGGTTGGGGAACAGGACAATGGGCTGGAACTGTTGCAGGAGCAACAACAACAACTTTAAACGGAGCTTTAGCGGATGACACTAACGGTAACAACGGATCAGCAACAAATATCACGTTAACATCAACTACTGGATTTCCAACATCGGGTACAATTTTAGTTGGATCTGAATTGATAAGTTACTCTGGAGTTTCATCAAATGATCTAACAGGTATATCTAGGGCTGTGTCTGGATCTACAAGATCATCACATTCTAATGGTGCACAAGTACAGGACGCATCAAACTTTATTGGTTGGGGTAATGCTTCATCAACTTCGACAATTACTTTAGATCCTGCCTCTTGGTCATTAGATAATTTTGGAGAGGTTTTAATTGCAACAAACAAAAATGGAAAAACATTTAATTGGGAACCTATACATGCAAACTTTAACGCTTTGAATACAAGAGCGGTTGCTGTAACTAATGCTCCGACTCAATCTGTCATGTCAATAGTATCTGAGAGAGACAGGCACTTAATACTGCTTGGAACAGATACTAGTTTATCAAGTCCATCACAAGATAAAATGTTTATAAGATTTTCAGATCAGGAGGACAGAACAACATATGCACCAACCTCAACAAATACTGCAGGAACTTTTAGGTTAGACTCAGGAACTAAAATTGTAGGTGCTGCTAAAGGTAAAGATTATATTCTTATATTAACAGATACCTCTGCTTATGTAATGCAGTTTGTTGGACCACCGTTTACATTTTCTATAAGGCAAGTAGGGTCTAATTGTGGTTTGATTGGTCAACATGCACTTTACTATATCAATGGTGCTGTTTATTGGATGGGGAGATCAGGTGGATTTTTTGTTTATGATGGTACAGTAAAAAGTTTACCTTGTTTAGTTGAGGACTTTGTTTTTACAAC